CCGCCTCCACAGCGCGAGGGCCCCGGAACACCTGCCCCTGCATGGTGTCGTCGGAGACGCCCGGGCAGGCCGCCCGCATCGCGTCAGTGAAATTCTTATACACGTCGTCCACCCGAGACTGGATCAGAGCGCGCTCCTCTGCAGTGAGGGGGCGCCATGGGGCACCCGCAGTCTTATACTTGCCCGCCTGAACCGCTTGAACGTTCACCCCGGCGTTCTCCAATTGCTTGGACTTGTCCAACTGTACGGTGTACACCCCGATGCTGCCGAGGTCCGCTGAGCGCGCGCAGTAGCGAGAGTGCGCCGCGGCGCCTAGCCACATGGCCGCTGAGCACATCTGTGTATCGGAGTAGGCGATCAAAGTCTTGTCCTTAGCGATCTGGCACAGGGCGGAATAGGCTTCGGGGATGCCCGTGACCACGCCGCCGGGCGAGGAGATGTCCATCACGATGGTCCCCACCTTGGGGTCGGCGGCCAACGTGCGAGCGGCATTCACCACGTCGTTCACGTCGACACCGCCACACAGGGTCTCCAGGGAGGATAGACGCTTGCCGAGTATGCCCTCCACGCTGAGGACCCCGATACCCTGCCCGGCGTTCATACGCATCATGGGCTTCTTCTCCTGCTTGGCGGCGTCCAACGCCACCACCTGCCCGGGATAGCCATTCATGTGCGTCCGCAGAGTGGACTCGATGGCTTGGAAGGTCTCCGGCAAGATGCACCAGATGCCGGAGTACACCTGACTGACGATATGTGGGTAGTCTTTCATAACTGTAGAAGCTACGCTGCCAACCCCGCCGCACCCGCGCCGCCTCCAGGTGCGGACTCCGCCTTGGTCTTCGCGGCCGCGCCGGCCTGCGGGGGGAATACGTCCTCATAGCGCACCCCTTCCTTCGCGCACTGCTCCTGCGCGAACTTCACTTCGCGAATACGAGCCACGATCTTCTCTCGCCCATCATGACCGCGGGCGGACCAGTAGTCCTCGATGGTGTTGAAGCCCACGAGCAGTCGATCGATCTCGAGTTGACCGTCCCGCCCCTGATCGACCGTGATGCGAGGGGGCACCTGCCAGGTGCAGTTCCACCACTGAGGGTCCTTGCAGCGTGGGATGCCCAGGGCAGAGTCGCGCTCATTCATCTTCATGGCCTTAGCCAGGACCCAAGTGCGAATGGGGGCGGACCAGGACTCGATCACAATCTGCTGAACCTCCTGGAAGAACCACTGCGCGTCCTCCAGAATCATGCGCGTATTCGCGCCCCCCATGCCCGCCAGAGACCACACGAACTCGGGAGAGGTGCCGAATCCCCAGGCGATGTCGCGCACCAGCCAGTCCAGGAAGCCCGTGAAAGTCGGCGAGGGCCGATTGGAGGTGAGGAGCTGCAGCTCCTCATCTGAGTTGAGCCAAGGAATCATGCCGCCACCGAAGGCCTTCTCTAGAGTGGCCTGCTGCAGTGTGGGATTGGCCTGCTTCTGCGCCTTTGTCACCAGTGTCTGCAGAGTGCCCGTGAGTCCTGTGCCTCCAGCCTCACCTGCCTTGTTCTTCACGGCCACGGCGAGCATGGAGTGGACCTTGACGGACTGCTTCTCGAGTGCCCCCAGGTCCATGATGTCGATGAGTGAGTTCACCCCATGGTACAGCCACGTGATGCCTCGAAGCTGTCCTATGCGTTCCGGGTCGTAGGCGTGGACCATGGCCTCGGCTGGAATGTCGACGTAATTGCCACTCTGATCGACGATGACCCTGTAGGCAGTCGCCTTATTGTACTTGTTGAGCACCAACCCGTCGACAGTATCATCGGGTTTGGAGCTGCTGTCTGCGATCTCGTGACTCTCGTAGTTCTGCAACTGCGGGGTTCCGAGCACAGTGTCGTCGGGGTGAGTTCCCTCCATGTTGCCGATGAGCTGCGTGAACATCTCCCCATCACCGACCACACCACGGGCGCATTGCCGCTGCATGGCCCAGAAGTTGTGCCGCCCCTCGATGTCGCAGACCTTCTTGTTGGAGGCCCAGTTGTCGAACCAGGCGTCAGACAGTTTGTTCCAGGTCTCATCCGTCGTAGTGGAGCGGGGAATGATGCCCCCGCCGACAGAATAGCGAGCCGTGCCATTCACCAGTCGCCGCACTAGTCCGACGTTGTTGCGCAACCACCTGAACTTACGAAGCAGCTCGACTCGAGTCCAGGTGTCCACCTCGCGGCGGGCGTCGAGCGGAAAGTAGGGAGCGAAGGAGCGACTAGAGGTGTAGTTGGCGCCGCCGAAGGATGAGAAGCCGCTCCAGGCTACGATGCTCTGCGCCAGTGGTTTGATGAGTTTCTCTTGGAGGAAGTTCATGGTAGTTAGAGTCGAATCATGGTGAAGTCCATCGTAGTGACGCGGATCAGGTCTCCGCTGACAGTGCGGAGCACCTCGTCCACCTCCCCAAGCAGCTCAGAGAGCGGTCGATCCACTTTGAACTGGAACTGCTTGCCGTTCATCATACCCTGGATCTGAGAGACCAAGGTACCGTCGGGAGTGCCCAATACTTCCTGCATCGCCCGGTCCCTGAGGTTCCGGATCGCCTGCAGATTCTCTGGGCACTCACTGGCGAAGGTGATGAGTGCTTGAACGAACTTTGAGGATGCAGCCATGAGCAGTCGTCACCGTCAACTCTGCGTCGCCGACGTCTGCGCGTTGGCCTCCTGCGTCTCCTTGAGCTTGGCCAGTACCTCCAGCATTTGGTGAGAGATGACCAACTGCTCCTTCATGCAGTCGCCGAGATGGTTGGGACCCACCTCGATCCAAACCCACTCGGTCTGTCCGCGCTCGTTGGTCTTCTCCACCAACTTCTCGCCAGTCATGTGCTCGACGAAGTTAGCTCCGACGTCGAAGGGCAGTAACAGTTTACCGTCGCGTTCATTGATGTGCCGATGGTACAACTCCTGTTTGAACATGGAGTCGTTGAACTGCACCAACGTCATAGCTCGTTGCCTGTGCAGGAAGGTGGACTCTCGGACCGGCACGAAGAAGCCGTGCGCCGTGGACCTACCCTGCGCCGGAACGAAACGGCCGCCAGAGGCGTAGCAGAAGTCGTAGATACCGGACTCGCGCTTGGCCTTGTAGCCGGAGTCGATGAGCCCGATGAGGATCGGGAACTTCTCGTCAGTACCCTTGAGCGTGTAGGTCTTGTTCACCAGCACCATCAAGTCGTCGAATGAGGGCGAAGACCCGTAGTCCAGCAGGTAGCACTTGCCATCATCTGACCAAGCGCAGTGCGTCCACCAGAACTCGGTCTGCTGCACGTCCACTGTCATGGTAATCATCAGCGGCTTTATGATGAGTTCGCCCAGGGCGTAGCGTGGTGAGGCGTCCCGCACCCGTTCCACCGCGGTCTGCGTCACGGCCGCGGCCTGCCTCTGAAAGGGCAAGCCCAGGAAGTTGTTGTAGAAGTCGTGCAGGCCCCCCACGGTGTCCTTGCGCTCCAAGAATGCGAGGGCCAGAGCGCCCCAGCTCATGGAGTAGAGCGCGCTGATCTGCCAGGAGATGTGGTTGCGCGGAGCGTGTGGGTTGGTCTGCTTCCACTCGCCGGCCAAGAGCATCGCAGGGGCCTCATCCTGCTTAATGTGCTCTCGGCACTCCTCACAGACGTAGGTAGTCTCGCGAGCCACGCGGTCTAGGTCCCACAGGCCGGTGCGCTTGTCCTTGGCGTCCTTTGGGATGTAGAGGCCGCCGTCCTTGCTCGTGTAGGTGAAGTGCAACTCCTGCTTGTGGCCGCAGTGCGGGCACGGCACGAAGAACTTGTGCTGACTGCCCTTCAGGAACTCCACCCACACCGTGCCGGACTCCGTGGTGGGCGTCGACGCTACTACGATCTTGCGGATGTGCTCGTACCGCGTCGTACGAGCTCGGGCCAGGTCCAGAGATGGAGCCTCGGCGCCGTTCTCCTTGGGCCACTTGTCCACCTCGTCGGCGAATAGATAGCGAATGGGGCGAGAGGCCAGGTTGGCTGGAGAGTTAGACCCGACCACGCGGAAGGTGCACGTCTTGAAGTGCATCTCCATCTTCTTAAAGTCATCGGCGTTGTCCGGTTTGAGTTCCCGCACAGCGTCGCAGTCCTCGACACGAGGTTGGAACTCGCGCTCCACCCACGACTTGCCGTTGTCCCCGGTCGATGTGACATACATTATCGGTCCCGGGTCCTCCGCGATGGCGTACATGGCGCAGTCCGCCATCCAGGTCGTCTTGCCGATCTGCACGCAAGCCACGCCAGTGATCTGATTCACCTCGGGGTCAGAGAACCAGATGTGGGGCTGCCGCATGAACGGCAGGAAGTCTAGACTCAGCCGCCCGGGGTTCGGGGAGAAGCGCTCAGACAGGCGGATGTGCGCCTCGGACCAGTGATCGCACTCCTGCCGAGTGCGGGGTCGGAGAGTGTCGAAGCAGACCTGGGCCAACAGTTCCTCAGCCTTCGTGGCCATCTTGCTCTCCTTTCCCTACCTCAACGCCTACCGCTCGAGCGAAAGCGACCCGTAGGTCTCCCACGACTAGCGCAATCTCGTCTGACCAGCGCTTCTCTAGGGCACCCGGAGTGAGACCCTTGGAGACGAGCACCATGCGGCGGGGCAACATCTCGAGTCGGGTCTTGAACTCCTTCAGGGCTCGGGTCTGCGCCCCGACTACATCCTCCCGGTCCAGAGCGCGCTTGTCGTCCTGCTCAGACTTCGGCGTGTCCTTGCGCATCTTACGGAGGGCATCCTGTGAGTCCATCCAGAGCTTGTGGTAGGTCTGCAAGAGCACAGGCTGCGGCGGGTCAGACCGAGTGGCCGCCTGGTAGAGCTCATAGTTGGTGATGCACTCCTCCTCGAGGCGCTCGATCTCTCCTCGCAGACCCCGAACCAGAGCGCTGGGGGGGACTGGAAGGTCCAGAAGGGGCTGCGGAACCCTCACGGAGGGACTGGCAGGCTCTTTGCCCGCCGAACCGGCAGGCGTTTCCTCCTGCGGAGCCCTCGGGATGCGAAAACCCTTCGGCCGAGAGCGCTTGGCCATCACCCACAGCTCGAGCTTCTTGTCATTGTCCATGGGCGCTCCCTGCTTGCACCAGCGCACGGCCGTGCTCACGGGTATATTAAAGCGCCTCGAGTAGTAGTTGTAGGAGTTCTTGTAGCCTAGGGCCATGTTGGTGGGTCTTTCTACAGACGGCCGGGTCGTCAACGGATGCCCACCGGTGAGATGGGCAAACACCTACCGACTGGGTAGGTAGTGGCGAGATGATGACGGCGCCAACTGGGCTTTCGTCGTCGCTCACAAAAAAGCCGTCCTCGCCGCCTAAAC